CAAATCAGTTAACATCCGTGCATATTTCTCACGGGTAATTGCCTCCTCACGCTGTGCATCATCTTTGATTTGAGAGAGCTCAAAGTCTCTTAGCTTTCTACGGTTTTCAAGCTCCTCCTTTGCTCTCTTAGCTGCATCCTCTGCACGTTTCTTGGCGTTATCTGCTGCTTTCTTGGCGTTCTCTTGTGAAGCTTTAGCGTTATTTGCCTCATTGATTTTTAGTTGGTTTTCAGCATCTGCTATGCCCTCAACTAAATCTGTTTTTGTTTTTAATAACTCATTTTGTCTTTGTTGAAATTGTTCTCCAAGTATACCTGCTGCTCTGTCTTTTCGTTGATTGCCCGTTCTGATACTCATTTCATCAATCAACAATTGTATCCCTTGCATTTGAATCTCTATCTCTTTAAGTTTTTCTTTTTGAAATTGAATAGATCCTTCAATCTTTGCCTTAGTCAATGCTTTGGTATCCTGACCTAATGCTTCCGCTAATGCTATTTCCCTATCGTATTGTTTTTGTTCATGGTTGAAATTGGCCTCTCTTATCTCAGCAAGTCTCTCTCTCTCTTTTATCTGTGCATCAATTTGCTTCATTTCTTTCTCATGCTTTTCATCCTCAGCAAAACTGGTAAGACCTAACCAGTCACCCAAATCCTTGAGTGCCTGAATGACTGCATTGATAGGTGCCATGATTGCTTCAAAGACTGCATCCAAAATACCAAACTTTTTTAACAACAATCCTATCCCTACCACAATGGCAGTAATCAATGCCACGATTAAAAAGATAGGATTCATGAGAATGGTTGCACCTAACTTAATGAAGGCACCGCCCAAGGTGGTAATCATTCCGGTAAAAGATTTAAACCCTTGACTAATCTCAGCAGGGTTTATTTTTCCAAGGGCTGCACTGAATACCTTGGCCTTTTGATTAGCCTCTGCAAAGTCAAGGCTCATTAAACTATCCTTAATCCCTCCTAATCCGTTGGATACCTGTTCAAATTTAGAACCAGTCGCAAAAGTATTGGCTGCCTCATTCGCATCAGCTATCTGATCCTTCAGCTCACCTGCTCTCTGAGCTAACTCAGCCATCTCTTTTGGATCAGTAGCATTAGCTAACTCACCCTTCAATGCTCTTAATTCTGCTTTAATCTCAGCGAGTCCTGAGATTTTTAATGGTATCTCTACTGTGTTCATTATTGTGGGAAGTAATAAATCATTATTGTTGTACTATTGAGGTAGCCGTCTACCAAACCAACACCTATCTGTGTTGTGAATACCTCTATCACCTGGTTGGCAGGTAGGTATTGTGCAGTTATCAACCCATCAAAGATGTTACTGCTAATCATAACAGATAGCTCAGTGAGTGGAGTCAGTGGATCATACTGATCAAGGTATCCCCAGTACTGTCCCTGTGCTATCCTTACCCATGTGATACTTCCGAAGCTACCCTCCATGATGTATGCGGTAGGGTCAGCTATCCCTGCCTGTGTTAGGTTGGCTGTGTATCTCAGTGGTGTATTGTCAACAGGAACTCCGTTGTAGCTGTTACGCACCACAAGGTTGTCCACCACGATGCCGTTGGATGTAACCTCATAGTCATCACCTACTATCAATGTCTTGTATCCTGGCGGGACTACATTACCCTTACCAATGATAGTACCTTCCATACCTCCCTCGCCTGTCACGTTAGCATAGGCACTCTTATTCTTAATGATACTGTCATTCGCTACCTGTTGAATAGGTCCAACGTTCGGCAGTCCGATACCAGGATCATTGAAACCAGGTACGAATGGCATGAAGTCAATCTCTGTATCTATGCTGATGAGCTCTACCTTAGTTAGGGCATTGGCATTGGCATTATAGTCAATGACCTTATTGATGTTCCACCAACTGTTATCGATGCGTATCTTATCATTGAGCTTCATCTTTTGGATGTCGCTCTCTGTAAGATTGAACATAGCAGTCAACATCTTACCGTTGTTTATCTGCCCCATGGTCCTCCTCCAGTATCGATTGTAGAGGTTGTTCTCTGTTAGGCTCTGAGGGTTGTAATAGTAGAAGGCACAGGTCGCAAAGTTAATGTCAAAGGTAGGTAGCAGTGGGTCATCGAAGTGGCCAACATAGGGATAGGTAATAACGTTGCTCTGACCAACCGATCCATAATCATAGATGTTGTAAGCATTGCATGACTTCATAACACCGCTATCATACAGAATGCGTAGGTTAGTCTTGGGTGCAGCTCCGCTAATCATTGGCACGTATGCGTTGAATGGGGTGCGTATCACAGGTGTAGGACCGAACAGCACAGGCTTAGTCGTCACCTCCTTCACGTATTCATTGTCAAATACCACCTCAGCCTGCCCATAGATTTGGTTGGTCGCATTGGTGTACGTCTCATTAGGGCTATCCTTATCCGGTGCATAGGTGAGGATTAGCTTCTTGCTTGTGAGTTCAGGTAGGAATGACAGCTCCTGCTCTTCATTCTTGGCTAACTTGTAGGTCCAATCTACCTCGGCACCTGAGTCATAGTAGTCATCACGATGGATGAGGTTGATGAGGTTAGGCTGTACCTTGTCCACCTCGGCATATAGGTTGAACATATTGAACACACCCTTAACAAAGTCACTTTGCTTAATCTTTTTCGGGATGTAGTCATTGACCTCCAAGGTACCACCAATGGCTACGATGTTATTGTTAGGCACAATGGTCAAGTACACTGAGTCAATAACCATATCAACCCTCACACCGTTGGCAGGTGCACCGTTAACACTTCCCACCCTCCATGCTGTACCTGTTGCTGATTGCCCTGGAGGTATATAGAATGGATTGCCTACGTAGAAGTACAGCCTACCTGCTGTGAGCTGTGGTACGTTAAATCCTGACAATGGTAACGTAGCCACAACTGTCTGATTCAACAGCGTTGTAGTACCTGGTCCGACAGTCAAAGGGCACTGCACCGCTCCTGCTACGGCAGGGCTTAATGGGTTTGTATTAGTGTAGAGAGATTGTGTTGATATAGCAGGGAATCCTGCACCTATTCCCTGCACCCTTACAGTAGGAGCATAGTGTACAGGGTTCGGCCCTTGGATACCTCCGTTGTTAGGCTTGGCACCATAAATGGTTGCACCTGTTGGGTTGATGAGGTCAAGCCTATATCTTATCTGTACCGTGTAGGTATATTCTTGACCATTACCACTTGATATGTTAAATGGAGTAGTGTATACTCCTGTCAATGGGTTGTATATATTCTGAGGGTCCTCTGTCTCAGTCCATCCATTGATGGGTGCACCTGGTAGAAATGGTATGTTACTGTATCCAGGCACCGTTGTGTTACCAGTCAATGTGAAGGGTGTAGTCTTCTCAGCCTTGACCATGTAGTCATTGTAGTCGAAGTTATCAATGTCTCCATTGTATGGGATGATCAACTTGTCAAATCTCGCAGCAGTTAGCCCTGCCCAGTTGTACTGAAAGCCTGCATTCCCAAAGATACGATCCATGTAGGTCTTCGCAAAGATGGCAGGCTTGAATTCATTGGTGCTGTAGAATGCATCACCACTACCAGGGAGGAAATACTTGAAGCCATTGGCCACCGTATTGGTAAACCTATTGACCACATTGAATGCATCGTATGTATGGTTGAGATCACTGAAGTCTATATCTGTGAGCTCAAGGTTACCAATGGCCGTAAAGAAATCAGCCTTGCTATCCTTTACCAATACCTCATACTCAACGCTCTCCTCATAGCCTGAGGTATCCTGTACCTTCACTACGTTGGTCAACTGCATGGATACGTTTTCCATGATGGGGATACCATCCTGAATAACAGAGCAGGTAGTCAAGGTGTTGATGTTGAAGGTGCCTGCCTGGATGTTCACATCATAGTACTGATTGAGTAGCCTGTTATTATTCTTGCTACCAATGAGCTTGATGGTCTTAGAGAAGTTACCCTTCCGCTGTGATATATCTCTGATGTCCCCTACCTGGAAGTTCAAAGGGAAGGCAGTGCCCTCCTTCACATCAAGGTAGCCTGTAGGTAGTTGTATCCTAACCATTGACTATGTTGTTGTTAGCGAGCTTCACGGTGATGCTCTGCTTAATTAAGTTCTTATTTCGTTGTTGATAGACCTCATAGCTTGAGGTCACGATGTTACAGCTCACGTACTCCGTGCTGATGGGTGCATCACAGGCATTGCTGTAGTCAGCTACCTTGATGTACGTCTCAGGTGAGCTAATCAGCTCCACAAAATACTCAGCCATCTGCTCAGTCATCCAGTTCGTGTTGAGGTCAATGGTGGTATCTGTTGTGATGTGGGTATTGAGGAAGCCTCTATCCTGTGTGTTGTAGGTCCATCTCGGACCGGTAGCAATGTAGCCCTCCACATTCTGATTGTACTGTGTGCGTGTGATGTTGCCTTTCTCATAGGATCTACCAGTGAAGGCGAAGCTGCTCCATGATCCCATACGGTCAAGGAATAGGATGCTGTACTCAATGTCTCTGACCCTCCTATCTATGCCGATGTAGTAAGGTCTTGACACCTGACCTGCTCGGAAATAGAATACATAATAATATTGAGTTGTAGGTTTAATCAATGGCAGTACACCCACCACAGGGGTGAGAGCACCATGGTTGTTAGGGCCTACCGAGATACCACTCACATGGTCCACAGCGTTGACTGACTTACGGAATATCTCAGCCGAGTCATTAAAGAAATACATGAAGTCAGCACCTCCTGGGCTACCATTGGCTACAGCGTTGAGCCATACATCCTGAGACAGTGTAGCGTTGAAGTATGGTAGTCGTGTAGTGCCTTCAGGTTGGTTGGTCAGTAGTCTATCTGTTACGTTGTTCAGCATGAAGTCCTGCCAATTATATGCAGGCATATCAACCCAACGGATGGCACCATTGAACACATACTGGTTGAGGTCAAGGTGTAGGTCTCTGGTCACTGTTCTCCTTCCATCTGCATAGGTGATTGCTCCATCCTTGTTAGGGTTCACAATGGTGGACCATAGTACATTGACCACAATGAATGCAGGGTTAGCTACCACCACAGTGAATAGCCCCTCCATGCTCGGGTTGGTTACACCGACACCTATCTGCGTAATGTTAATCTGATCACCCACAGCGAAGGTATTAGCCACGTTGATCTGTACCCTTCCAACGTAGGGAGCTACCAGGTACTGAGTGAGTGCAGCAGTGTAGGTGGTGGTAGTCAGATACTCCTCACCTACCTTCACATCATACTTGTAGTGACTGTTCGTTGCGTTGTAGACCGTTGTGTTGGTCAGATTCAAGTCATAGCTCACATAGGACTGCAACAGCTTCGATAGGTCAACCTCACCATAGCCAGTGCTGTACACAGGTAGCACCCGGTACTCAGCTATTTTGTTAGCGGTACCGCTCTCATAGATGTCATAGATATACTTGAAGCCCTGCAGATTCTTGTTGGTGGAGTCATGAATGAACTTCACCTCATTGTATGCAGGGGTGAGGGTGTAGGGTTTAGCGATTAGAGATACTGCCATACTTATATTGTCTTAATGTTCTCATCTGTTTAGAAGGAGATATATGCACTGTCAGTGAAGTACTCATCCTTGATATATGTGACCGCATACCTCACGGCATCCATGGCATCATCGAATAGCTTGACAGGTTCATCCGTGATGTGGTCACCTATCTTTTTCCACTTGTAGTTGTCATACTCCCTCTTTATCTCTTTGTTCTCCATGCAGTACACCCCAAAGGTCTTCACGTAGTCAATGCCTTTCTTGACCACCTTGTTAGCGTTGATGACATCATACCCACTGTTGACCATTTCGGCAATGATCTCCGGACGTGCATAGTCAGCCAGGATAGTGACCTCCTTCTCAATGTTGAGCTGTCCCATCTTTTCAATCAGCATGGTGGTGGTCAGGTAGCTCTCATATATGACAGGCTCAATGAAGATGTCACGCTCATGCCAGTACACCCTCATGAGTGCAGTGGGGTGGTTGTACCCGAAGTCAAGGCCGTACACATAGGAGGTGAACCTTGCAGGCCTGTGAGTCATGAATGTCCAGTTGGAGTATATGTTACTCTTGCTTACTGCCTTCTGCCCTAAGGCATAGATCTTATACAGTGCCTCATCCGTTCTCTTGAGGTCCTCGATTTGGTTCCGGATGGACTGAGGTAGGAATGGGTTATA